ATAAGTCCTTTAGCATTATCTACTGTGCTTGAAGCATTAGCCAAAGACATTGATCTAAATCTAGATCTTTCGTCATAGTCTAATTGTGCTGATAATGCTTGGGACGCTGCTAAATCTGCTGCTTCTTTAGCCTTAAAGTTAGCAAGAGTTGTTGCATTCTTTTGTACTTCTAACGCTGCCTCTGCTGCTCTTAGTTGTGCTGCTATAGATGCTGCACCTATTGCTCCACTTTCTCCTGCTGCTAATGCACTTGGAGTTACTCCTGCTGCTGCAATCGCTGCTGCATTCATGTCCCCTGCTGCTTTGGCTGCTGCATAAGAATCTGCTGCTGCCTTAGAGGCACTTGCTGCTGCGTTGGCTGCTGCTGTTGCAGCGTTTGCTGCTGCTGTTGAGGAACTTGAAGAACTTGAACTTGAAGAACTTGAAGATGAACTACTTGGATTTGTTGGGATAATAGCAGTAAAGCCACCTTGTCCCAATGCATTCTTATATTTAATTAATGCTGCTAGTGCTGCTGTCCAAGCATCTTCTAATTTCTTTATTGAGTCAGGATCAAGAATACTTCCGCTATATTTAACTGGAGCACCAATACCAAGAATATAAGAAGTAAGTTCTGCGTTAGTCAGACCCCACTTATCTTTTAATCTTTGTACTTCTGCATCATTAAGGTCACGGTCTTGAACGGCTATAATAAAGTCAGCATATTTTTGCGCTTCCCCTACAGTCATATTCCATTTAGTAGCAAGATTCTTTATTTCAGCATCTGAAATTTTTCCATCGCTTATCATCTTGTAGAAATCTAAGTACTTTGCAGCCTGTTCTTTAGATATTCCCCATTGTATAGAAAGATTAGTAACTTCGTCTTCGCTAATCTTCTTATCAGATACTGCAACAATTTGATCTACATATAATGCTGCTGCATCTGCAGTTATACCCCAAAGTTTTGCAAGTCCTGCAACTTCTATAGCATCAACCTTTTGATCATCAGCATATGCTTTAAGAATGTCTCTAATGCGTTCTCTTAGTTTAATTTCTTCTTCAAGAGCAGACTTGTTAAGAGCCTCAAGTATTCTTGACTGCTTAGCAAGTTCTGCTTCAGCAATTTTCTTACTTCTAATAAGGTTTAATTGTATTGCTCTTGCATCTATCTCATCCTTTTGATCAGGATCAGTTAATTTTACATTGAACTTCTTGGCAATTGCTGCCTTAATTGCAGCCGTTCTTGCATCCTGAGCATCTCTTTTTGCTTGTGCTGCCTTGTCTTTTGCAATTTGAGCAAGAATCTCTGCATCTTTCTTTTGCTTTATTGTATTTTTTGTCCATGTATTAAAATAATCAATTGTTGCTTGATTAGCATTTTGCATAGGAGCAACAACTTTTTTATTTACTACTTCTTCAGTTCCGCCAAGTAGATTTTTAATCTTGCCAATAATAAAGAAAACTGCTTTAAAAGCAGCAAAGATAATAAGGATCTTGCTAACAATTCCAAATTTAAAGAATAATTTAAATGCTGAGAGAAGAAGTCTTATTGCTTTTCCAGCCATTCCTGTGCCACCAGCAAGTTTTGTAAACATACCTGTAATGCCTGCTAATTTTCCGCCTGCTGCAGCACCAGCAACGCTGGCACCTGTTAGACTTGCCTCTACTGCTGACATTCCTACTGCTGTGGTTTTTGCTGCTGTTCCAAGGGCAAAAGTTGCACCTCTTACTTTAACTAAGTCTTGTGCTAATACTTTTCCTGCAGAAACTAAGAATAAGAAGTTAGCAATTGCAGCAATTTGTGCAAGGTTCTCAATAAAACCAACTGTGCTCATATTAAGGCTACGAAGTCCTTTATCAAATGCTATTGCTGCATTTAACGCTTGCATTGCCCAGTCAGCAATACTTTGTAGACTTTTTGCAAGTTCATCTTTATTTAAATTAATCCAGTTAGTTAGTTCTGGAATAAGTACACTTCTTAAGTAGTTTACAAATTCTGTGATTACTGGCAACAAGGCTGTTCCAAGAGATTCGTATAACTCTTGAATATCTCTATTTAACTTTATAAAAGGATCTGCTTTATTTGCTGCTGCTGAGGCACCCTCTGTTGCAGACATTGTTGCTGTTAAGGCTCCAGCAACATCTTTATTTTTAAGAATATTGTCATCTAAGGCAATTCCAAGATTCTGCAATCCTTTAAATTGACCTCTGTATGCTTTTGATACTACATCTGTTGCTGAGGCTATATCTATTTGTTTTGATGCTGCTAATTCTACTGCAATACCTTGCAAAAATGTGGCTTTTTCAACATCCTTGGTCAACATCAGTAACTGCTGTAGCGATGGACGAAGGTCGTCATCAAGGACACCTGTGGCTGAAGATAAGGCTGCTATTTGTGCTTCTACTGCTTTAACTTGTTCAGCAGATGCTCCAGTTACATTTCTTAAAGTACCTGCAAGTAATGCTTGTGATTTGTTATCATCAATTGCTGCTCTTACAGCATCTTTTCCAATTTTAACGCTTAGGCCAGCAAAACCAGCAACTGCAGCATTGGTAGCCAAAAGGGCTTTTTTGCCCATAGCATCAAACTTTTTATTAAGACTATTAAGATCTTTTTGGGCAGCCTTAGTTCCTTTAGCAGAATATTCAGAGACGATTCTTGCAATTATTGCTCCTTGAGCCATGTTAACCTCTCCTCATATTTAAATTCTTTTGTAGTTTTGCCTTAACATCATCAAATGCTTTGTTAACATTTGCAATAATTCTGTCTTTGTTCTTATCTACAGAACGCCAGACTAATCTTGATGGATCAAATGCATTTCTATTTAGATTAGAAATAAATCCATTCTTTCCGCCAACTTTATTTTTTCTACCTGTAATTTCATAGATTACACCTGCAGCAGATTTATTCTTTAGAGCAGCAGCAGATGTTGTATAGTCACTTCTAACTTTACCTGATGCTTTTGACGAACTAATTCCACTTTTAATAACGCTCTGGTCCCATGCAGGCCATCCTGCACCTCCACGAGAACGAGGATTGCGAGCAGGCTTAGTGGACCAACCACTAAGTGGTGGATCATTACTAACAAGTGACTGAGCCTCTTGTTTAGCAACTCTGAGTTCAGAATTAAGAACTTTGTTAAATTCTTTTACTGCCTCTTTGTCAAATAAGGATAGTGCTTTTAATGTTTCTTTAACACCAACTAACACCATCTCATTTTTAATCACTGCCTGCTCGCATTCTTTGATCGCTCCTTGAGATAAACAACTATTGATTCAAGTACACCATCAGGCGCTTCAATCAAGTCCACTGGAGATAAACCAGTTTCCACAGAAATCATTGCTACCGTATAGGTTAGGCTATCTCTGTGGATTCTAAATTTGGGTCTGTAACCAACTCTACTGAGTCAAGTTCACCAAGGAAACCTTCTCCCCATGGCTTTACAACCTTACCACTGTCTCTCATTGCACCCCAGGCAAGGAAATACACATGCTCCAATTTTTGGTCTTCGCTAAGTAACTTTGCAAAGCCCTTGTTAAACTTTTGTTCAAAAGCAACAATTGTCTTTGGACGCAAAGGATATACTCCTTCGTTTCCATCTGTTGTTTTGACTTTGATATTTAATCCATCCATTATTTTTTCCCCTTCAAGAGATTAGTATTCTTTATTTATTACTCCGTTAACAGGCCAGTTCACAGATATCGTTGAGAGGTCTCCTACCCTTGCGTTAAGGGGTTGCCACTCTGAAAAAACAACCTCAAAATAATATTGAGGGTTGTCGCTGCTTGTTGGTGCGTTAACAGGTCTTATTAACATTCTGCCAATTGTTCCAATTAGGCTTGAATCTCCAGGTTGGTTCATAACATATTCCAAATCTGTTGCTCCATCGCCAAAGTCTTGATGTAATTCAAGTGTTACTTGATTATCAGCAAGTCCTGGAACTCTTTTCTTAGCAGTGTCATTAACTTGTGTAGTCTCAAAAAGATCATAGGTTGTAGAAAGAGTTACTGACTCAACCCATTCGCTAATGTCGTATGCAGGTGTCGCATTTGGTCCGCCTAGATCTAAGCAGTTATTTGATGCGTAACACGGTCCTACATAGACCTGAGCGTTTGTTAAGACTAATTTTGCCATGGACTATGAAGTCGCCTTGACAATTTGACCAGATACTGGCCATGTGACAGATACAGTAGCAAGTTCGCCAACTGCACCATTAAGTGGTGTCCACTCTGAGATTAGAACTTTTCCAGCCTTTGATGCTCCAGTTCCTGAATCATCTGCCTTGTAAATTGGATTTGTTGCTGATGTTGCAGCAGAAGTTGGCTTAACTGTTAGAAGAGCCAAATTACCAATTCCAATTCCGTCAATAACTGACTCAAGTGCACCTGAAGCAAAGTCATTGTTCAGTTCAAGAGTAATTGAATGATCCTTTAATCCAGAAGTTCTTGTTCTTGCTCCAACTGCAGACATTGCAGTTGTTTCAACGACATCTTCTGGTGTATTAAGTGTAACGCTTGTAACATATGATGATATGTCAATTAGTGGAGCAGTTGCTCCAATTTCTACAACTGCGTCTGTGAGTACTAAA